CGGTAACCCGCTGGTTCGACTGGGTGACGGTGATCAGTATGTTTATCTGAAACGTCTGGATATTCGCACTCAGTCAGCGGCCAGTCAGTCAGGGAACGGTAACATGCTGCCGTCCGTTTCACTGGAAGCTCGCATGATGAGTACGCCGACCTACTTGCACCGCGCGCGTGCCATTTATGATCACCACGATATGTCCGCTGCGGGCGGTTGGGGCTTTGCACTTCCCGAAGCACAACGTCTGGGTACCCGACAGGCTATTTTTCAGCAACTCCGCAGTTCCCTGCTGTTTGGCATGAACCCTGCCGGCGGTGAAGGTTTACTGAACACTAACGGGGCAACCAGCACCACGCTTCCAGCTGACAGCACCGGGAATACCACTGTGCTGACTTACGATTCTGGCGAACTCGCGATTTTCCTGTTGGGTCGCATTCAGGCGGCGCGTACGCGTTGCATGCAGATGGGTGAAACCACGCACATGGTTATTCTGGGACCACAACGCACATTGGGCGCGATGGAGATTCAGAAAATTGTGCAGTTGACCAGTTATCAGCGCCCTGGCGCCGGTACGTCATCTGTTGCCGGTATGGTTAACGGCGTGGGTGCGGATGCTAATTTCTCCATCGAGTGGGCTTATGACGACACGCTGATTGGCGCGGGCGCAAACGGTACGGATGCCGTGATTTTGGTTATGCCAGAAGTTAAGCGTCCGGAAGTGAATTCAAAAGTGAATACCAACGAATTCGCCAAACTGTCGCCATCTCTGGAAGCTACATCTTTGATGCTCTGCGATATGCCGGCTCCGCGTGAAATTCCGACGCCCATTGCCGGTGGTGCTATCGATGTGCTTTCAGAGTTGCGTTCTACCTCTGGCTGGGGCGTGCGCCCTGAAGCGATCGAAATTATCAGCATGAACTACAGCTCGTAAAAAAAACCATTTCAAATGCTACGAACCCCGCAGCCGTCTGGTGAGCGGGGTTTTTATTTCCGGAGTAAAAGCATGAAGCTCTATATCGCAAATACAACCAAACAGCGCCACGATTTCACTTTCCGTCGTCTGGAAAAATCAAACCTGGTACATCACCCGATCCGGGCCGGCGAGCAGTCCATTGTTTTGGACGGAAACAAAGATGAAATTGATTACATTCTCAGACAGCATGAAATTTACGGCCTGATCGATGCTTCTCGCATTGACCAAAGCCGAGCCTACATTGGTTTGTGCTACAGCATCGACAAACCGGTTGCTTCGAAAATCATCGAAAAAGCAATGCGTGATAACGATCAGCACCTGACCCGCAAATCCAACGATCACCGTCAGGCATCTGCTTTAGCTACCAGCGATAAACTCCGTTCAGAAGAAATGGGTTTCCATGGGGATCTGGAAGTAAGCGCAGAGCAGCGCCTGAAAGCAGATGAAGACCCGCGGGATACGGATTTTGTTAGCGAAACAATCTCTGTTGAAGGCGAGAAAAAAGGTTCTGGTAAGAAAAAATAACCGGGGTGCGGAATGCCTGAACTGTCCGGATTCATCCTTTTTATTCGCGATATTCTTGAAGTAGGTGTGGACGATTTGCCTGATGATTCTCCCTATATCGCGAATAATTACACCCTGTCGCTCGACTGGGTAAACCCACAGCTTGTTTATATCAGCCCTCTTTTTTATTCGCAGGCGGTTTACAACCTCGCAGCGTCTTTCCTCATCAACTACGGGCCAACTTCTGTCTTTGGCGAGATCCGGGAAAAGCTCGGCCTGAATAATTTTACGGCGGGGGTTATTAGTTCATCTTTCGATAACAGCACCGGGCAAACTCGGGAGGTTAGCGACGCGCTGAAAAACCTCTCGATTGCGGATTTGCAGCAGTTGAAAGACCCGTACGGCCGTCGGTATTTGGAAATTGCTCAGCAGTATGGCGATCTCTGGGGGCTCTCATGATCACCCTTCATTTCGGCGTGATAGATGTACCTTACGAGGATGAGAACACGACTACCGGCGACGTGGCTGAGTTTCTCGAGGGGAAATACAAAATCATGCAGACCTTCTTTGAACGGCATGGTCAAGATATCGCTGATCTGATGAGTAGAGATCTGGCTGGTGGGCTTGAAAACCTTCTGGGCGGTGCCCCCATGCCGCGTGACCCTCTGGCGGAGTCCATGTCTCAGGTGCATAACCTTTTCGTCGCTTTCCTTGAAAACCAGGAGATGAATGGGGCTGATGGCGTTCCTACAAAGCGCGCACTGGATGGGATCAGTAAGCGTTTCAAAAACAAAAAAGGCGATCCGCGTCCTTCGTTCATCGACACGGGCACGTATCAGGCTGCGATGCGTTCATGGGTTAGTGGGGTGTTAAATGCCTTCCCTCAGTGAGTTACAGAAAACCGCGAAGACAGAACTCAATGCCGCGTTGGCTCAGGGTATTGATGATATCAGTCGCTCCGGCGTCGTGACGTTCACGAAGTACATTCGCAAAGTTCTCCCCCTCGACGGATTTGTGTTCTGGGTTAAGGCTTCAATTCTCTCAGATGATGCAGACCCGGAACCGGATTCCGTGGACGTGAAAGGTTATCTGCATCTGACTACGGAAAGCATTCAGGAAGATGAGCAGCTATACGACCGAAATGTCGTGACTTTTACTGCACAGGCCGATATTGACCCGTTCAACGACATTGGATCTGAGGTTCTCTACATCGGGGAGTTTTTTGGTATTCAGTTTTCGTTTTCACGCCGTACCGGTCTGAACGAACAGGCCAATACCTATCACTACACCGGTGAGGCCGTTTACCCGCACATGCGGTCACAAATTATTAATTCGCCGGACGATATCGATTTAACGGACGTCGTGGTGTCGAGTTCCCTGCCTGTCTGGCTGGGCCTTAGCCAGTTCATGCCGATGTTTCCATCAATGCTTTCAACCCAGAATCTTGCGCCACCGTACGCCACTGTCAAATGCAGCAATACGACACCCATTGCCGGGGGGTTTTACTTGGATGAAATGAGCAATCAGTGGCAACTGGTTACCGAGGATGTGACGATTTCTATTACCGGGCTGCGTAATGCTGCGGTTGAAGATTTCCTTCGATATATCCAGCAATACACGTTGGGCGACGAAGCCGAGATGGGGGTTATGAACATTCCCGTTGTGCAGGATGAGCGGGTTACGCAGAACGAACTGAATATTATCGCCATGCGTAAAACCATCAAATTCAGAATCAATTATTACCAGCAGCGCATGCGAAACGTCGCCCGCCAGCTGATCACGAAGTCAATCCCGACCATTTATGCGGAGGCTAAATAAATGGCAATTGTTAATATTAATATTTCAATCCTCAATCCGCCTAAGCCATCGCAACTGCTAAAATCGGGCGCAATGATTTCCCAAGGCGGGACAACGTTAACGGCGGGGTCATATCAGCTTTTGACTGGTTCATCCGACCTCGGTGACTATCTGAAAACAGTTGCAACCACCAGCATTGCGTGGGCAACCGGCGTTGTAACCGTCACATTAGCCAGTCCCCATGGCTTGACCATCGGCGACGAGGTGCCGGCCACCATCTCCGGCGTCGCCCCTTCAGCTTACAACGGCTCTGTCACGGCAACGATCACCAGCACAACAGAATTTACCTACCCTCTGACCACAGACCCGGGCACGGTGACAACTCAAGGGAAAGTCACGCCACCGGCATCTTTAGAAATTAACCAGATGAACACGGTGTTCTGGGCTCAAGGAACGCGACGCGCGGTTTACGTGCTTGAGCTGGGCGCTGGTGATTCTGAGGAAGGGGTCGCTGCGCTGAGTGATTTCATCGCTGAAGACGTTTCTCTCGGCAATACCTACCAGACATTTTTCTCCTACCTTGTCCCGCGCGCGTGGGATACGGAAGACACGTTTAAAACGCTTGTGAATAACTACACGTCACCGGGATCTTTGGTGAAGTTTTTCGTGACCACAACGATTAGCACTTACGCTGCTTGGGTAGCAACTGCCTATCCAAACGTATTAGCTGGTGTTGAGGCGCCTGCCGTTGTAGGAACTGAATTTTCTATGGCCGGCCCGTTCCAATCCTCACTCGTAAACGACCCGGGATCATCCAATATGGTGCCGCCAATGGCGTACCGGTTTATGTACGGAGTCACGGAATATCCACCAGCTGGCAACGGCACCTTATTGAAAACTCTGAAGGATGCCAGCATCAACTACATCGGCTCTGCCGCTGAGGGAGGGCTGAGCAATAAAATGCTGGTCGCTGGGCACATGTTGGATGGCAATCCATTTAACTACTGGTACTCCGTGGCCTGGTGCGCAATTAATCTCGAGCTGGATATCGCCAACGAAATTATTAACGGTTCGAACACCACTACGAATCCGCTCTATTACGATCAGGACGGTATCGACCGGCTGCAGAAACGTGGCCTGAAAACTTTCCGTTCTGGTATTAGCTACGGCCTAATTCTCGGTCAGGTAATCAGCACGAAGCTGGATCAGACAACCTTCAATGAAAACTTCAATGAAGGTGATTACTCCGGAAACGCAGTTATCAATGCGGTGCCATTCTCCAACTACACCAGCCTCAACGAGTCGGCGTACGCAGATGGTGAATATGGTGGCCTGAGCGCGGTAATGACGCCGAAACGCGGTTTCGAATCGATCACCTTCAATCTTAACGTTACCAATTTTGTGGGGTAAAAATAAATGCCAAATCCTTTAGTCGCTCAAGGGTTTCTTAACCGCGTTAAGGCTTCAATGTCAGTTACTGATATTCCGGCCTTAAATATCACGGCTTCATATTTGGGAAAGGATGGGATCAGCGTGCGGCCTGAGGGGCCAGCTACTGACATCATCGGCACAATGGCTGGTACGGTCGGGAGCCAGGTTCCATACCAGCAGGTGACGATCACCGCTCATATGCTGAAAACGCAAAGCCTGGGGGCCAGCTATCAAAATCAATTCGCTACTGATACCTCGCTGGGTGAAATCGTGGTCACGCCTGATGCAACCACATTTGGAACAGTAACCGCATTGAATTGCTACCTCATAAACTTCAATGAATTGCTGCTCAACGGTACTGATGCCGGTTATGTCGTGACAATTTCCGGATACGTGCCGGTCAACAGCAATATGTGGAACTGATTATCGTGAAAATTGATAAAAAGCTGAACTTTGTCAGCACCATCAGTCGCGATGATGGTTCGCTGGTTTATCTGCATGTGGTGCCATTTCCCTACGAGGTGGTTGAAGACAACTGCATGTTGTTGGGGGGCATGTTCAATAATTTCTTTTCCCTGGTCGGTAGTATGGGCGCTCCCCGCGTGGCAGCAATGATGCTTCGTCAAACTCTGAAGGCTCAACAGGATAAAGGTCTGCTGGCCGCCGGTCCGACCATTGTTGATGACATTCAGCGTTTAACCAGCGTCGTCTGGTCCGACGCTGGGGCATGGAAAACCTCTCCGTTGGATACCGCGTTGAAACAGGGGATCTTGAGCGACGAGGAGTATCGGGAAGTGGAAGGGGAGATTGTTTTTTTTATGGTCTCCTCTGCTATTCAGAAACCGAGCCTGTTTGTTCCAACTATTGGCAAAGCGTTGGAGATGTACAGCGGGCAACTCGTCTTATTGAGTGCTACGGCGTTCAAAGATTCTTTACTGACGTCGAAAACGGATACCGATACCCCGGCCCCGCCAGCCCAGCAGGAACTATCACACATACCCTCTTAGACTGGGCTTCTAACGAGGGATTCCGGGACCTTTGCCGTGAATATGATTTGGGGGATTACAAAAGCCCCCTCCATTTCCGGCAACGGTTCATCCTTGATGAGATAAACAAGAAGGGATACTTCAATGGTGGCTAAATCTCTCCTTGAAATTGATGTTAATGACGATAAATTTCAGTCATTTCTCGAAAAATTCAGGGAATATCAGAGTGCCATTGGCGAGTTACCGGAAGCGTGGCGCGAAGCCGCTCAAGGGATCGGGGTCAGCGCCAAGGCAACAGAAAAAGCACAGGTTAATTCCGAATCAATGGCGCAAGCCTTTGCGGAGGGCGTTGCGTCGATTGCCGCTATAAACACTGGCCTCGATAGGCTTAACGGCAATTTGGAAAAGGCTAACAAAACCCAGTCGGTCTTTAACAAAGCGGCCAGTGGAGCACAGAAATTCCTGAATGGTGCAACCAAAGACGCCAAATCTTTGGCTGGTCACATCAAAGACGCCACAACCAGCCTGATCTCTTGGGGAACAATTGTTGGTGTTTTCTCTGGGCTTATTGGCGTTGGTGGCCTGTTTGGCTTAAACCGTCTTGCCGCAGGCACTTCAGCGCAGCGCTTCACGGCGCTTGGGCTTGGAACGACTGCCGGCGGACTGAATTCCAGCGCCGTAAATTATCAGACAGCGCTTGGTAACCCGGTGTCGACTCTGGGCGCAATTCGTGACGCACAGCTTGATCTCGGGAAGCGCTGGCAGTTCGGCGCAATGGGCATCAAAAACCCTGATCAGGACCCGGCGAAGCTCCTGCCGCAAATGATTCGCAGCGCGAGGGATATCTTCGTACGCAACGGCAGCACGCTTCAGGGGGCGGAAGCTAACGGACTGACGAACTTCTTCTCTCTCGATGATCTGAACCGCTTTAAACACATGAGCGATGCAGAAATCGACGCAATGCAAAAGCGCGCAGAACAGGACAGCCAACAGTTACAGTTGAGCGACCAGACACAAAAGCAATGGCAGGATTTTAACGTCCAGATCCAGCGCAGCGGCATAAGCATTGAGAATTCGTTTATCCGCGGGCTGGCACCGCTGACCCCGCAGCTCAGTAAGCTCTCTGACGCCTTTTCTGGGGCCATTGATACGGTTCTTAAATCCCCTGAACTTGGTAAATGGATTGATGGCCTTGCGGGCGGTATTCAGAAATTCGGAAATTATCTCGCATCGCCTGAATTTAAGTCTGATGTGGACAGCTTCATGAACGGCGTTGAAAAACTGGCCCGTTACATTGGGCGCGTGATTGATTTTGCATCGGGGAAAATCAGTGCAGTGGAGTTCTTTAAGGGGACTTCCTCAATGCTAAGTAATGAGGCAGTGAAAGACTCTAAGACCGGTCAAAGCTATGTGCCTGGTACCGATGGCGATCCTAACGTCTGGGGCGTGCTCAAAGCAGGGAGAAAACTTTCAGGCGTTACTCCAACGCTATACGACGATTATTTCGATGAAGCGGCCAAAAAATTTAATGTTAATGCAAAGCTGTTGAAATCCATTACGGGGGCTGAATCTTCCTGGGATCCGAATGCAGTGAGTAAAGCAGGCGCGCAAGGATTGATGCAGGTAATGCCTCAGAATTTCCAACCAGGTGAGAGCCCGTTCAACCCTCGCGATAACATCATGGCCGGCGCGCGGGTGCTGGCTGATGGGATGAAATACGCTGATAAAAATGGAGGTGGCCTTGAAGAGGCGCTTCGTTACTACAATGGGGGCATTCGACGAGGTAGTAAGGAGAATATTGAATATCCCTCCCGCGTTAAGGAGCAATATGCGTCTCTGTATGGTCAGCCTAGTACTCAGGATGACCCACAGCAAAACAATCCGCAAAAAGGCTCAGCTAAAACTGATCAGATACTTCAGCAAATTCTGGACAACCAAAGGCGAAATAATGGCGGTGGTTTGACCATCAACAACAATACAGGCGGTAACGCCGTTGTGACCAGCACACAGCTTGGGGGGTACGGATAATGGCGTTTACGCGCGAGTTGTATCGTCTCGGCTTCGAGATCTCGCCGGTAATTCTCAGTGAAGGGATCGCCCAGAGCATTCCCGGCGGGATGCTGCCAATTGTGGCGCTGACGCAAAGTGCCAGTTTTGTATCAAGCCTGATTGGCGGATCCAGTTCGCTTACTGATCTGGATAAATATTTCTGTCATTGGTCGGCCATGCAGGGCTCGACAATGATTGATTACGATATCGCCACGTATTCTTTTGCAAATCAGACAGTGGCCGCAAATGCGCTTTTAGCAAACCCGCTTCGTGTTTCCTTGCTGATGAGAACCCCTATCAACGAAAACACCGGGGCGATGACAAAACTTGTAACGCTGAGTGCGTTACAAGCCGTTCTTCAGGCTCATGCGAATCTCGGTGGCACCTATGTTGTCGCAACCCCCGGGATCATTTATAGCAACTGTATTTTGAAAACTGTTCGCGACGTAACGGGCGGTAATGAGACGACCCCGCAGAGCCAATGGTTGTGGGATTTTGAGCAGCCATTAGTAACTGAAACCAGCGCTGACCAGGCCGTTACCAATTTTCTAAATAAAGTCGATGCTGGTGATAAACAAACCGGCAGCGCGTGGACAAATACAACATCCGCTTTGGGCAACACAGCGTTAGGAAGCGGCGTGATCAGCGGAATAAATGGGCTGATTAGTTCATTGAAAGGAACGTTTGGCATATGAGTACAGAACTCTATCCCTTCACTGGTGATGAGCAGAAAAGCATGGCCTTTACGCCTGTTTTGGATGGCTCTGTGTATGACTGCCAGATTAAATGGAATATCGCCGCGCAGCGCTGGTATTTGAACGTCAGTGACAACTCTGGGAGCCGGTTGCTGACAACCCCAATGATTGAATCTACAACCAGCACAGGGATAAACCTTATTGCAGGTGTTTTCTCTGCCACTGTTATGTATTGGAGGGGCTCCAACGGTCAAATTGAGGTCACGAGCTGATGCGATATTACGACATTAAAATATTCAATAGTGACGGAACAATTTATCGGGAATATTCAAGCCTCAAAAACGGTGTATTTAACCCCGGCGCGCTGATGGTTGAATTCGATATTCTCAGGTTTGGGGAGTCAACCCCGCAGGGTGAGAGCCATATAACAGTTTGGGGGATTAGCCCACAGGAAATGCAGCAAGCCCGGCAGAATATGAGTGGGAAAAGAATTCAACTATTTTCCGGTATGTCGAAAGGCCTCCCGCTTGCCAATCCCCAGCAACGCGGACTTGTAATTGATGGCACCATATTTCAAGCCTTCGGTAACTGGCAGGGGACGGAGCTAAGACTGGATTTTATTATTTTTGCCGGACCTGTATCTTCCTCAAATCCAGCACCCCTAGCACCGGTGAATCTCACACTACCCTGGCTTTCTGGGCAGAAGTTATCTGTGGCGCTGAGTCAATGCTTCATGACTCTTGGTGGGTATAAACCCAACATAAATATCAGCAACAGGTTAATTTTGAATTACGACCGGCAAATGTATTGCGGTTCGTTAACTGGGCTAGCCAAAAATTTAAAAGATTTCTCATTATCAATCATAAAAGATCCTGGCTACTCCGGTGTCGAAATGACGGTTGTTAATGGAAACGAGCTGCGCGTGACGGATAATGATTACGCAAACCATCCTGACCAGACATCACGCAACAGTGCCGTTTACCGTAACAACAACCCCATCCAGATTGAATTTTCTGACCTCATCGGGCAACCCACCTGGATACGGTTTGGCGTGGTAACTCTGGCCTGTGTAATGCGAGCCGATATACAGGTGGGTGATGTCATCCTGATGCCTAAGAAATCACGCCCAATGATACAGGCGTCGTCATATTCGCAGTTCAGAGATGACGCCGCATTTTCTGGTTCGTTTAAAGTCCAGTCTGTCCGACTTGTTGGCAACAATCGCCAACGTGATGGTGGTTCCTGGATAACTATTATTGAGGCCAATCCTGAAGCGGAGTTTGCGAAAAAATGATCGGGAATAAGCTGAATTTCGGCAGAAACATGAACCAGTTCACCGAGCGCAAGATACAGGACGCACTGGAAGTCTCTGGTAAAGTTTTGCCGGTTACAGTCATTAAGCGGTCAGGGAACATGATCACTGTTTCGTTTAGCCTGACAAAAATTCCCTACACATTGCCGCAGGTGACCATTCCAATTTTTGGTCCACAGTATATCCGGTACCCAATGCAACCCGGTGACCGTGGGATAGTTATCCCGGCAGGTACCTACATTGGCGGCATCAGTGGGCAGGGAGGCGGTACGGCTGACTTAACACCTCCAGCAAACCTGAGTGCGTTAGTGTTTTTGCCCATCAGTCATACGGAATGGGATCCCGTAGATGGGGATGTGTTAACACTTTACGGGCCGGAAGGGGTCACAATCCGCGATGCGGGCAGTAACACCACTTTTCTTTTGACACCTGAAGCTGTGACAATTGCCGCGCCTTCGCAGTTCAAAGTTACGGTAGGGGACAGTGTTCTTACCCTCACTCAGGGGCAATGGAGCCTCACTGGCTCGACGGGAAATATTCAGGACAGTCAGGCTAGTACAAGCCCTGCGATAATGCATGCTGGCTGGGAATCATTGGTCTTGTGGCTGAATTCTCACGCTCATACCAACGGGAACGGCGGAAGCAATACTGGGGGGCCTACGAGCAATTTTAATGGGAGTATCACGCAATGAGGACTTATGGCCGTGACCCATCTGGTCGTTGGGTTACCGTTGAGACGGATGCAAACGGTTTTAATGATGCGATACATCTTACAACGCTGGTGCAAACCTTAAAGCTAGCACCTCAGGAGTCACCATTTTTTGCAGATCGCGGCGTGCCGGCCAATGGTTCAGTGATCCAGCAAATCTTACCTACCTATTACGTAAACCGAGTCCAGCAGCAATTCAGCCAGTATTTTTCATCATTGCAGATAGCGATGATTTCCGATGACCCACCGGTTTATAACATTTCGGTTATTACAAACTCAGGTTCAAAAATTGTCACGCAGGTATACGTATGAGTGATTTGTCAGTTATTTATGATGCTTCAGGCCCGGTTCCGCAAACAGCTGCTGAATTAAGAAACCAGCTTGTAACGCTCGCGACGGCGCAATCCCCGGGCATTACAACAGAATTACCGGCTTCACTGATCGAAGACATTTTAGGGACAAATGTTGGTGCCTTACTGATTTGCGACCAGGCACGTGTTGACCTCATTAACTCCGTGGGGCCCCTTACAGCTAATTTAACTATGCTGAATACGCTGGCCCAGCAATATGGCACGTCCGCACAGAAAACAGAGGGCTCCACAACTGTGCCGGTAGTGTTTTCCGGACCGGCGGGTTTTCCCGTTCCGCAGGGCTTCATCGTTGCAGATGGGACTTATCAGTACACGTTGCTGGATGCGGTAATTATTCCAACATCTGGCAATACCGCCGCGGTGACATGCGAGGCGTCCATTACTGGAACATGGGCTGTTCCGGCAAATACAGTAAATCAAATTTTAACAAGCCTGCCATCTGATATCACAATCACCTGTAACAACCCAACCGCAGGAACTCCAGCCGGAGGAGCAGAAACAAATGCGGAATTCAGGGAAAGGGTTTGGCAAGCAGGAATGTCCACTGTTCAGGGGTATCCGGGGTTTATACGTCAAAAACTAACTGATGTTGATAATGTGCAGGCTCGTCTAGTTTCCGTCGTTGCTGATGGCACCGGGTGGATCATCATGTGTGGCGGTGGTGATGTATTCTCAATGGCTGGTGCAATTTATAAATCTGCTGGTGATATCAGCAGACTCAAAGGCGCAACATTGAATGTTACGGGAATAACGAATGCCTCACCGGGCGTTGTTACGACTGATATCACACATGGATATACAACCGGCCAGGTAGTGCAAATTAATGGTGTGACCGGAATCTCTGGAATAAATGGTTTGTCGTTGACGGCTACAGTACTTAGCCCCAATACGTTTTCAATCGGGATTAACACATCTGCTTCTGGAGCGTGGACAGGCGGTGGTGTAGTCACTCCAAACCTGAGAAATAATACCATCTCAATCAATGACTGGCCGGACAGTTATCTAATCCCTTTCGTCATTCCGTTGCAGCAGCAGGTCACGGTAAGGTTTGTATGGGCAACTGAGGGAGTCAATTACCTGACTGATGCAACAGTGGCATCATTAGTCACCGCCCCAGCAATCTCTTACATAAATGGTATTTATGCCGGAAAGCCACTGAATATTAACAACCTGAAAGATTCATTCCTTCAGGCGATAAATGCCACACTCGATATGAGCCTGATAAGCAATCTCGATGTTGTGGTGACGGTCAACGGCGTTATAACTGGCGTTGACACCAACACGAACATCATCAGTGGCGATCCATATAGCTACTGGTTTATTGCTGATGATGGGGTAACTGTGGGTAGCTGAAATGCTGGACGATATTATCAGGGCATACCTTTATACTCAGTACAATGATGATGAGAACATCCAAGCTTTTATTGATGCATATAATACGTTAGCAAAGGAAATATTTGATTGGATGAAACAAGCCAATCTACCAGTTTTCATTAACGGATTTAACGCGGGTGATCAGTTAAAATGGATAGCAAGTGGCATATACGGTGTGAAGTCGCCTGTTTTAATCAGCAGCAAGCGTCAGGTTTTTGGCCCGTACAATACAGCCATGTTTAACCAACTTCCATACAATGGACGGAAAGTAAAAAACGATTCAAACCAGGTAGTGGTATCTGACGACTTATTCAAACGGATCATGACTTGGAACTTTTACAAAGCCGATGGTTTTAACTTCACCATTCCTTGGTTAAAGCGCCGCATTATGCGGTTCCTGACAGGTGTTGATGGCGTGGATGTAGCGAACGATCAGCGCTGGAGTGTGTCGGTTTTATTCTCAGGAGCTGGTGCAAGCATATCGGTCATCAAGGGGTACAGAAAATTGACTAATTCGGCCCTGTATAACTCGTTCGGATTCAATAGCCGGTCATACCAACAGAACACCAGTGTACTGATACAAAGCACAGAGTACGAATACGCAGCTCTGTTTAAGCAGGCTTTCGATAGTGGCCTGCTACACATGCCATTTTATCAACCAGTTTCAGTAACTATTGTTGGTTGAAGTTGTTGGGATGCGGTGTAAAATTCATCCATCAAAAATTAGGTGATTAGGGATGAAAATGAAAAAACTTTGCTGCGTGGTTCTGTCATGCCTTATTTTGAGCGGGTGTGGGTATCAATATGAAAGGAATAGAGATCGTGAAGAAGCAAAAACCTTACAACAAAAAAGAGACGTTCTATTAAAATGGAGTCCTTTCGAAATAAAAAATAGATCACCTGATGATCCATATAATATTTACGATGCACGAAAAAGGTATATAGGTAATGGCGAGGAAAGTGATTCCTTCCTAACTGGGATGATATCCTCGTGCTATTCATCATTGTCTGACGAGTGCGCTTACAATTATTACGTTGCTGCTTATAACAAAGACTGGAACAAAGTAAAGAAAAAGCAGAGTGAAATCGCGGATTCGTATAATAATAAAATAATCAAAGAGAGAACCCAAAAGATACCTGTTAAAAAAGGCGATCTATTCTATTGTAAGGTGGCAATCAATCCTGCCAAAAATCTAGTCGATAGTGGATTACGTGCTGGTGTGAAAGATAATATAAATAATTTCGGTGTAATCTTTTCGAATGATAATCAGATTGTATCTCCAGAGTTAAAGGTTACAGATTCTGCATCAGGGCTAAGAACGGCAACATCTGTGAATGGTACTGAAACTTTCATTGCTGAATATGATGGCGCAAGTTATGTTATTACCACTTACAATAAATATGAAGTGACAAAAATTCTCGGCGGAAGATATATTTATAAATATGACTATGTAGATGATGCAGTAAGATTTCAGATGTATGATTGCAAGAAATCATAAATTTTTTCAGTTATCCAACCCGCTTAGGCGGGTTTTTTATTGCCTAAATCCCGGAGGATAAATGGCCCTAACACTTTTGGCTTCCAATAACGCTTCATCGGTGTTGGCAGCGGGTATAAGTTCGTCTGCAACAACGCTCACAGTTAATACTGGTACCGGGGTGCTGTTCCCCGCCCCTATATCCGGTACAAGCTATTTCAAACTGACCCTTGTTGATGCAGCCACTGGAACGCTAACGGAGATAGTGCATGTCACAGCCGTCAGTGGAGATGTATTCACCATTGCACGGGCTCAAGAAGGGACAGCGGCGAGAATTTGGTCAGCCAATGATATAGCGGCAAATATGTTTACGGCTGGGACGCTGGGTTCCCTATTGCAAATAGCAAACAGTTTGTCTGAAATTGCAACCTTGGGCGCTGCATCCCAGGCTTTGGCAAGAACCAATCTGGGGTTAGGGAATTCCGCGACTTTAAATACAGGCACTGCAGCAGGAACGGTAGCGGCTGGTAATGACTCGCGCATCACTGGGGCTGCCCAGAAAGCCAGTAATTTATCTGACTTGGCTAATGCTGCGACAGCAAGGTCTAACCTCGGACTTGGGACGGCAGCTACTGCAACCGTTGGTACTGGTGCCAATCAACTCCCTAGCATGGCTTCATTTACGTCGGGATCTGGTTGGGTTAAGTTTCCAGATGGCACAATTATTCAAAGAGGAACATCTATATCAGGCCCGATTGGTTACCCCCTAGCTATTCCATTGCCGATTGCATTCACAAATTCTTTCACGGTGACAACTTCGTTTGATACCGCAAGCAACATAGCGACGGATTGCCCTTCCTTTTCTGTAACTCCAATCGGTCTGGCGGGCTTTTATTTGAGTAGCTCAAGACCTTCATCATCTGGTACCGGTGCCGGTGCAAACTGGATCGCAATTGGGAAATGAATCTATGAACAAATATTTATACGATGCAGTGACAAATGCATTTTACCCCCTCGATATGCAAGATGATTACGAGAGTGCAGGCGCTTGGCCGAAAAATGGCGTGGAAGTTGATGAGGATTTATTTGCTTCATTTCAAACCCCACCCTCTGGAAAGATTCGCATTGCTGGTGATGATGGATATCCAACATGGGGAGACACGCCACCACCTTCTCACGATGAGCAAGTAGCACTTGCAGAGACGGAAAAGCAAAGCCGAATAGAAGAAGCTAATGTTTATATCAACAGTAAACAATGGCCTGGCAAGGCAGCCATGGGGAGGTTATCTGACACAGAAAAGACGCAATATAATGCATGGTTGGATTATTTGGATGAACTTGAGGCCTTAGATACGTCTTCTGCACCAGATATTCAGTGGCCTACTGCGCCTCACGCTTGAATAATTTTGTCACATTCATTGTATTAATCCTGACGATAATCTAACATGGATGTTTTATGTCTTCGGGTGAAAATCGTGGGTTCAGGAAAAATAAACAGCATTCATTATCTTCGAGGAATAGCGGCGTTAATGGTTGTTTTTTACCATCTTAGGGTAAATCTAAATAATGTATATGCGCAAAAGGATTTAGGCGATCTTCTTTTTTATGGCGGGGCCTTCGGGGTAGACCTTTTCTTTATAATTAGTGGATTTATAATTTGCTATGCGACAGAAAAAAAAGAAAACCTAATGGCAGTTAAGTATGTGCTGAGGCGATTTTTTAGAATATACCCACTATTAATATTTTCGGTTTTAACAGCATTTGTTACTTTAGGGAAGGGATATGATTTTACTCTTCTGGTGAGGTCTATCATTCCGCTAAATGAAAACTACTCTTCAGGATCGCCATTCTTTGGATATAATCTATTGGGTCCTGCATGGACGCTTACCTATGAAATAGCCTTTTACGCTATATTTATGCTTTCTTTTTCTATTAACCATAGATTCAGATGGTTAATCGCTATCTTATCAATACTGGCATTGGTCTGCGGAATACAATACCACTTCACAGGTGTAGTTACATTAGCCGCCTATAATGATAATTCTTTTGCGAATGGCAGCGTGCTTCATGCTCCGCTAACATTCTTGTCCTCTCCTTTATTTATTGACTTTATATACGGATTAGTAATATATAAAATATTTACTTTAACGAGGGGTGTAAAACTGCCAGATTATCTTGAAAAAGCACTAGGGGTGATTTCTGGTTTTGTTTTTTTAATAGCTATCTTGTCTATACTCTCTGTTCAAGTATATGGACATGGCCCTATGCTTTGGGGAATGTGGTGTGCAGTATTAGTAGTCTCTGGTCTATGCTTCGAAAAATTCAATACAGTAAAAGAAATTCCTTGTCTAAATGTGTTGGGGGATATTTCATACTCACTTTATTTAACGCATGCGATTATAATCGAGGCTTTCCAAAAGTACCCAGATATCTTCAAGTTGTTTAATAATCATAATGGTATCTCGCAACTTATATATCTTACCATCGTATCTATATTTTTGGCTTTTTGGGTTCACAAACTTATTGAGAAACCATTTATAGGAATCGGGAAAAAAGTCATAAGTAAGATATCTTAGAAAATAAGCATGCAACTTCCATCTTAACCCCGCTCCGGCGGGGTTTTTATTTTCCTTTCAGATCAGCCTTCTAAGATTTTTCTCTCTACACTGACTTCACAAACCAAATTCCTCATGATTATACTGTATGCATGAACAGTGTTTTTTTGAGGCGGTTATGGCTAAGAAGGATTTGGGTTTTGACATCGTGTACCGCGGCGAGACTCGGGATCGAATAGAACCTGGCAAGTACGTCTTCTTCCAGCGCCTGAAAGAGCACGGTGGCGGTTACTGGTTGGGACAGGTTTACGATGACTGGTTCTGCTTTGTCATTGAACAGCCAGTGTCTCTGATGCAGGGCATGGAGATTCTGCAGACAATGGCAGGGCAAAAGAAGGACATCATGAAGTTTGATGATAGCTTGGATAACTTTATGCTCCGATGAAAACGAAATCTTCACGAATTGAAACGAAATAGGTATTAACTATCTGAAATTAAAGGAAGTGGAAATAAGGTTTTGATAGTTATTTGTCGTGTATAAAATAAGTTAATGTATTGATATAAAAGGAATAAATTAATTTTTTGCGTATAAAGGAATCGTATTCGGTCTTTTTTTTACTTGTTGATTTGTAATGGTAATTTTCAGGAAAAACGAAAATACACGAAAATTACACGAAATCTTGTACTCGGCCTTTTACAACATTGCGTACTCTTTCCCCCTAGTATCCAGATATTTATCTGTCATTTTCTCCGATTTATGCCCCAGTAATTTCCTCGCAAACTCTTTACCTTTCTCCTTCTCGTATAACCTTCCCGCCAGGCTCCGGATCTCATGAAAAGTCGGTGGGCTATCTTCGAACTCAATTCCTGCAGAACTACGCGCTGTCACAAACTTTTTCGTTAGCCCGTCGGGGTGAAGCGATCCATCCGGACTGTTTTTCCTTTTCCCTGCGCTGATCATGAAATCCGTGCTGCTTGCCAGTCGGCAACGGTCGATCACTGTACCTAACCGCAAACCAACACTCCGCAGTTCAAGATCCAGAGGAAGGGAGATCATCGCACCGGTTTTCCCTTGGTCTATCAGTAGCCGCCCATCAACAACCTGGTCAAAGCGCATCAGCGCAATATCCTCCCGGCGCTGGCCGGTTATGAGTGCCAGATCCATCGAGAGGCCAAACCATGCGGGCAGTAAATTTGCACTCTGTCTTATTGCGAGGTATTGCTCTAACTCTAACCGTTCACGCCTTACCACCGGCTTGGCGGCACGCGTTGACGCTACTGGATTCTGCTCAATATGCCCTTCGACTATTGCCTCCCTGAAAATATCTGACAGCACCGACCGCATTGTGGCCGCCATGGTTTTTTTGTCCTGAGCTACCCAGATTTCGAGGAAGTCAGCGATATGCCGCGTCGTGATTTTCCCTAACACCATTTTCCCCATTTTCTCTTCGATAATTGCAATCTGACCTTTCCGCACCTTGTATGTGTTTTCGGCCAACTTTCGCCGCTTGAACAACACGTCGTAACGCTCCAGCCAAGATTTCATCGTGTACTCGTTGGTGCCCTTTAATCGTTCCAGAAGGGCGACGGGGGAAAAGCTTTGTTCGATGAAATTATTTGCCTCTATGGCTTGAGAAATCGCATCCCTGCGCGAGATCTGGCCGAGAGAGAATTCTTTCTTGGTTAGCGGATTACGCCAATAATATGACTTATAGCGGCGGCGGTACGTCAGATTCTTCGGGAGGTTTGCGTCATACTTTGTGCTTCGCCGCGTCATTGATTACTTTCTCCATGAACGCGCTGCGCGCCGGGGAGCTGCTTTGCGCATCTTTAATTTTTTTGCCGAGCATCACATCTTTTGGATTGATGTAGATGGCGTTTGGTTTCACGCGGTACTGGCGCCCGTGCTTTTCCGGGGCCGGATAGATATATCCATCGCGCGCCCAGCGCCACAGAGTCTGGATTGATGGCTTATTGCTTTCGTAATTTGCATCGCTCCATTCTTCTAAGGTCAGAAACTTAGCCATTGGTCATACCTCATTAGGTTGACCGGTCAACATATTGGCATGCTGACCGGTACAGTTTTGATTTTCAGAAATCAATATCAGCGGACGGCAAGAGAGCGGGGACCGGTTTCAAGGTGAGCCCCTTTAATCTCGGTTCCGGCCTGAAGGGCTTTTTTCAGCTCGTCACTTTTCACCTTGTTTACGATCTGGGTGTACGACTCAACAAAATCGTCAGGCAGTGACTCTTCATCATCCACAACCAGACGCAGTGATCCTTTGCGCGCACTAAAGGTGTTGGTGGCCGTTTTAACGCTGTCACTGCCCGCGGTGATCATGCAATCAAGAATGTATTTCTTGAGCAGTTCAGCCTGATTGGCCCACATCTTTTTACGTTCAGCTAGACGTTTGGCTTCCGCGTCGCATGTTTCAACGTTACCCAGGAATCCACGAACGACAGCCATTGTTGCGTCCAATTTGTCACCCAGCATGCCCTCCAACCCTTCAAGGGTGTCCGCGATCATTTCCGGAGTCAGTTCGCCATCTTCTGCCAGCGCCTGAAGCTTTTTCATTTCAACGGCTAAATCGATGGTGCGTGTGCTCATGCTGCTTCCCCTTTATCAATGAATTTGTTCAGGCACTCGGTTTTGATTTCTTCCAGACGTTTCAAGCGGCTTTCGAGATAACGGACATATTCAGTATCGTTAATCCCTTTGGCGCTTTTGATGTGAACGCCAATTGTTCGTGTGAGGGACGAGGCAATTTTGGTCACTTCGTTGGCTGTGACTGCCGTACGCATTGTTTCGGTGTTGGCAGTAAATTTCTCATCCAGTTCTTTACGTACGCGTACCGTATCTTCAGCCTTATCGCTGGCATTTTTGATGCTGTGCTCAATCGCGTTATCAGCCAGGTATTCAGGCATATCGTGCCAGCCCAGCCAAACATCAGCAGAGAAACCGAGCATAGATAGCGCTTTTTTAATGGCATCCGTCAGGCTCTTTTTATGTGCCTCTCCATCGGTCTTAATCCCTTTATTGTTTGTCTTGTACAAGTAAGGGGTGGATCCGTAAGCTTCCAGCTCGCCGCGGACATCACACTCAATCGTGTACCAGAACTTGATACGTAAAATATGGTTCTGTTCAAAAAGGAGTGTGCCATCGGCATCACGCAGCAGAACGCTCCTGACGAACTTATTGTTCTCGTAAATGGCATCGGAGAGAGGCGCGCCGTTAATCATGCGATCTTCAACAATCTCATAGCCCCATCCGGTACCAACAGGTCCGAAGATCTCCGTTGCGCGCATGAACATGTATTCCGCATTAATACTGGTGCCTGTGAAACCGGCACCTTCAAGCGGTTTCGTATAGCGCGGGTCGGTACTCTGGACTTGTTTCCAGATATGCAGGTTTTCCAGCTCTTCTTCTGATTTCTCTGAGAGACCCTTTTCCAATGCAGCGGCGCGCTGTTTGAAATCATCTTGTGCATCGTCCCCAGTATTTTCAGGTAATAAAGGTTTAACCGTTTCAGGTACGGATTTCTCCTGATCTGTTTCAGTTTCCGGTGAGTTTTTTGCGGTTTCGGCCGGCTTTGTTTTGATCTGGGATTTTTCAGATTTACTTTGGTTAGTGCGGTCAGTGATGTAGAAATCTACTCGCTCGGCTATGAATTTGACCCGATCAGCCATGTCAGGGATCCATGACTCAACAACATCGAGCGTCAGGTGGTGGATTTCATCAGCCCTGAGGTAGCTGGCTGCGTTACAGGAGATTTCGAAATCTTCAGCAAGCTGTTTAACAAGGAATCGCGCGCCGAGTTTTTTCTCTGTCAGCAGCTTCGCCATGTCATCAGCTGATGCGACGTTGGTTTTCCCGGTAACCAGATCCCGGATATGAATCTGCAACTCGGTAGGTTTATCTTCACTTACTTCCGTTTCTTCGCCCTCACTTGAGGCCCCGTTACCGACTAAGCCTTCAACAGAGAACACGCCTCCGCCCAGATTCTGAACTTTTGCGGCTTCCGGCTGGTAGTCAGGTAACAACGGGTGACCATGAAGCTTACTGCTGACGTAATCCCGGCGAGCATCGGCATCCCGAATGAGTTTCAAATCTTTGTGTCCATCGGCCATTAACGCCCACAGTTCGCCACGGGGAATATTCAGGATCCCCGGCACTACACGTAATGAGGTTACCCAGCCGCGCCATGCAGGGTCACGGTTTTGTTGGATTTCTTTTGCGCTCCGAATGTCAGCGGCTTTTGCTTCATCAGGATTGATACCCATCACATGCAGGGCAACTTCCAAATTCAACGTGTCATAGGTGCGTGGCAGGTCAGCATTTGTTTTAACCGGTTCACGCTCGTCAGGTTTAGCTACCCATTTCTCAGCAAACTTTTTCACATCATCAGCGTTATCGAATGGAGGAAGCTGCGCGCGCATAGTATCGATCAGTGTCACCACTTTTTCCGGATACATAGCCTTTATGGCCGGAACCACGGACAAACCATCAATGATGGCGCGGGTTTCTTCTGGCGCTTCGTCATCCGCCAAAATATCGACCGCGTTGGAAAGCTGTTCCGCGTCCAGTTCTTCGGGTGCCGCGCCGTACATCAGCACATAGGCAATGCGCTCGCGGATTGGCAGGTCGAAAATTACCCGCGCGGCGGCCAGCGGGTCGGTCAATTCATCCTTCGGTGCCGTGGGTACGTTATCGAAAGTTTTGGTTTCGTCATTCCAGATATTGCACTCGAGCCAGGTGTTATCGAACTCATCGACAGAAGGGCGCCCGTTAATTTCAGCGGTCAGTTCGCAGATTTTGGGTTTGAAAAAGTTATCACTGCCATCAGGGAATGATTCTTCCAACAACATGGTAGCTTTCATTTCTGCAAGCTTAGCATTCTTAACATCGATGCAAGTTGCAATGGGAACAGCACCATTTGCGGCGGCAGATTTTTTTGGGTAAAAGGCACATACATAGAATGGCATTGGTCATTTCCTCGCTGGTTATTTCTTTGTGTCGGCATGGATTAAGGAATAGATTTCGCTATCAATATCTTTTACTGCTAATCCAGTAGAATTTAATAAATCCTCTTTTTGTTTATTTAAAAAAGACAATGCCCCATTAACTAAGTCAACCTTTGGGACAGTAACGGTTATATCTTGGCTCCCTAAAAGAATATAACCATCCAGCATGCCGGATATATCTCCGCTCATTACATGGATTTTATATTCGTCGTCCCACAAATCCTTTTTGGCAAAAATATAGACTTTGGAATCTACTGTTGCCGGTAGTTTGGTTTGCATAAGCGCCTCGTTACGCACTATAATCACGGCGTCCAGTGGTGGAAGCCATTGGTCATACCTCGCTGAGTTCGGTTTGGTCGCCGAACTTGCCGTCGCTGGGACGTTAAGCCGGTAGAACGGCCCGCCACGTGCGGGCTTTTTTACGTCTGTATTGGGATGAGCCCTGCTTTCGGGGCGTTGGTAGGGCTCATCTCAATACGGCCGGATAAACCGGCCTTAAAAATTAATGCCGCGTCATACTACTCAGCAAAGAAGCCAGCAATAAATCAGCCATTGAGAACTTGGTGCTGCGTTCAGATACTGGATCAACTGGCAAATCATGAGCATGAATAAATGCAGCTTTTACTGCATGGTCTGAGCAGCAGTATTCGCCGAGAGTTTTACCATCAGGTGTGACGATTGAAGTAGAATCCTGATGTTTATTTGGCTCAACTAAATACCCAATAACCTTATCTTTTTCAGATAGCTCTGTAATTCCGGTAATAATTTCATTGCCTGTGATAGTTGCTTCGATAATCATTGGTCATACCTCGATAGTTAGATTTTTAAAATTTAATACCAGCATATTTAAACGCGTTATATCTGAACTAAAAAAGTCCACTTAATATAAGTAGGCTTTAGGGCGGCGAGCCGTGCCGCTGATCTTCACAGTTGCGCTTTTTAACGCTGCAATTCACGCCGCTCTAAAACCTGCTAAATGAAAAGTGTTGTGGTGGATTTTTGCCGGTTACGCTCCGGCGTCGTTTTTACGACCGTTCTTATCACGAGGCAAACCCATTCAACCATCCACCACCACAACTGTAAGAGCACTCAGTTACCGCATACGCAACCCCGATAATATAAATGCTCTTGCATGTTGTGCCCTGAGGCTCAGGGCATTCGTAAAATTATTTAGAAAGCATTAGCCAAGTCAGCAGCCCATGAACGTATGGCGGAGGCTGCTCGAGGAGCTACTTCAAAACGGCTGTCATCGAGGTATGCAAGGGCGGTTTGCGCCCGGTCTTTTGCAATTGATGCGTTGCGGTAGTAGGGATTTTCGTTGCAGATGGTTCCGCAAGTTTTGTTTACAGCTTTTTTGATGTCTGCTGCTGTCATTGTGCGTTTCATTTTCAAAACCCCATTAAGTGAGCTTGCCATTGGTCATACCTCGCGTTCTTTCCCGCCGTCAGAACTGTTACCCCGAGGCTGCTGTGCCGTCGATGGATGTAATTTAGAATAACCTAATAGAAATGGCAATCTTAATTTTGTAGATAAACCTAAGTCTTGATGTGTGTAAATTTAATCCATTGTTTTTAATGGATATAAATTTTCATGCAGACAACACTGTGAAATCGAGAAGATGAATAGATGTGAGGGAAATGCGAGGTTATTTTTTTGGTTTGCGCTTACGTGCCTGTAAAAGTTCCTCAAAAAGACGGTTATTTCTTTCCACGCGAGATCGTAACTCTTTCAACTGCACCTCTTGCTCAGAAGATGGAAGTGAATCGAAAAGCTCAATCAGCTCTTGGTGTTGCGGTGACAGCTCTACTTGATGGGGCTCGATTGGCTCGCCTGGTGTTTTGCTGTCATCTCCAAACATTAGCCATGTTGGACTGCACTGAAGCGCCTTGCTCAGTGCGAATAGACGTTTCCCAGTAGGCTGAGTCTCATCCCTTTCCCATTGAGAAATAGTTACGTGGGCCACCTGGACAAGTTTCCCGAGAGCAGCCTGAGACAGTTTTAATTCTTTACGCCTGCGGAGCAGACGAGCACCAAAAGTTTCATTTTCCATATTAGGTAATTCTAAATTCTCTTTACTTAGGTTTCTTTACGATCTAATCTTCTTAAGAAAACCTAAGGAGGAGCTAAAAATGCTCAAAATTGACGCAGTAAAATTTTTCGGCAACAAGACCAAGTTGGCTAAAGCCGCAGGTGTAAGACCATCTTCAGTTTCTGTTTGGGGTGACCTTGTTCCTGAAGGTCGAGCATCCCGCCTTGTTGAGGCATCAGGCGGCGCTCTGATTTATGACTCAGCAGTTTATGACGCGCATCGTAAAGCAAGGCTTAGCGGTGAAGTTAGTCAGAACACCGCTTCCCATGGTTATCAATCTACCCCCACAAAACCATAAGAGCTGATTTATGGAAATCAAACACAACCACATCAGAGACGCGCTGCGCAGCTGGGCAGGGGAAGTCTCACAAAGCCAGGTAGCAATAAAAATAACGAAAGCGTATTTCGATCTCGGTCTGCATTCACCTGCTCTGCAGCTCGTCGAGCATGACGACGGCACCGTTGATTACGCCGCACTTCACAACAACAAGCAGCAGATTTTCCGCTGGCTTGACAGTGACCGACCACGTGCAGTTCACAACATCGAGCAGCTTTTGCCGGCGATCCTCGCGGCACTGCCCGCAGAGCTGCGCGCCAGCCTTATTGCTGGGAACTCAGTCGAGTATCTGGCAACGCTGGCGATGAAGGCCAATCAGAAGCTGATCAGCTCAGTTCTTCTGCGCGCTCCACTTTCCGATTTTGATTCTGATTGCGAAGCCTGGGAGAGGGTTTACGCGTCACTACAGCACAGCGTGCGCGGTTTATTGCATTAAAAGCGAGGTATGACCAATGGCCAAATTTTCAAGAGAACAAATCCAGCAGCAAATCAACGCGCATTTCGTCCGTGAGGGCGTTGAAAAAGGCGTAGCCATGACACTGGCAATGCGCGGCGCAGATCACTATTGCGATAGTACTAACGCGACGGTAATCAGCAGCATTGCGCATGCAAAAACATTCCTGAAATCCACCAAGCGGATCAAGGGCGCGCCGGATATCAAACGTAATCAGGGGAGGGCGCGCCGATGAAATGTTTACGCTGCGTAGAAGGGCAATTCCGATATGGCGATATGCCGGTGACAAAGCCGTTCATGCGTGTATTGGTTCGGCAGATCAACAAAGAGCGCGCTGAAAAGCAGATGGCGCGCCAGTGCCGAGCATTTGAGCAAGTTGCCGCAAGGCAAGGCTGGTAAGCATGGCAAGTAGTTGGATAAAGATTGAAGTCATCACGCCGGATAAACCGGAGATTTTTCAGATGGCTGAAATTTTGAATATCGACCCTGATGCTGTTCTCGGAAAGATGATCCGTGTCTGGGCATGGGCCGACCAACAAACGATAGACGGTAACGCAAAAGGTAACGCTGCGAGCGTTACACGTTCGGTACTTGATCGCGTTACTTGCGTGTCAGGTTTTGCGAATGCACTCATCGACGTGGGTTGGCTTGCAGAAATGGATGGGAGGTTATTTTTCCCAAATCACGAACGGCACAATGGGGAAACATCGAAAAAACGGGCACTTACAAATAGGCGCGTCGCTAAGAGTAGGGATGAGAAACGCAACAGTAACGCGGAATGTAACGCAAGCAGCGTTACAGATACGTATCAAAACGCGTTACCAGAGGAAGAGGAAGAAGAAGATAAAGAACTAAAAGATAAAACCCTTTTGTCGGGGGCTGAAAAAAAACAGCCCCCAACTAAGCAAAACGGGGCGGGTTCTTACCCTGAGGAATTTGAAACCCTCTGGCATGAGTACCCAAAGCGCGAAGGTGGGAATCCGAAAAACAAAGCTCATTCATGCTGGAAAGCCCGAAAGCTGGAAGGGGTGAGTGCGGAGGCAATGCTCGAAGGGACGCGGAGATATCGGCAGTACTGCGAAATACGCGGTCAGGCCGGTACCGAATTCGTGATGCAGGCACAGCGGTTTTACGGCAAAGAGCGTGCCTTTGAAAACGACTGGCAGGTAAACACCGGGGGATTGAACCATGCAAAAAACATCGCAAGCAGTACCGGCAGCAATGGCGAATCCATTGCAGAACGGCAGTTACGAGCTGGTCGCGAACAATGGGCCAGAGAGCGCGGACTCGCCAGCGTGGCGTCTGTGGGAGCTCATGATCAAAATCTACAGTACCCGATGGATAGCCAAGAATGGCAATCGTCCCTCGGACCTCTGGGAGAAACAGATCGGGATTATGACGAGTGACCAGATCACTCGAGTCTGTAGCGCCTGCATTGAGCGTTGTGAAGCTGGCAGTACGTGGCCGCCAGACTTCGCTGAATTTATCGCACTGGTCGCTGAGGTCGGCGGCGGCCTGGTCGGGCTTACGGTTCGCGATGTTATCGCTGAATACAAACGCTGGAAGTCCGAGTCATGGCGCTATGGCACGTCAGAACAATTCCCGTGGCGCAATCCGATTCTGTATCACATCTGCGTCGAAATGCGCCGCGAAGGCGTAGAGCGCCGACTGACTCAGCCTGAAATGGACAAACTGGCTGCGGTGAAACTTGCGCGTTGGGAAAAGAAGTTAGCCGCAGGTTATTCGGTACCGCCCATCCGCCGACAAATTGCCGCACCCAAAACGCCAGCGGGCCCGACACCGGCCATGCAGATGGCGGCAGGGAAACGTTATGTCGAATGAGTTTGAACCAGTCGATGACGCCAGCAGGCCAGTCGAGCTGGATGAAGAACTGGAATGCCAGCTGCTGCAAGCACCAGCCGGGCGCCAGATGTTAGCGAAGTTAAAATTCAACAGTGAGGAATGAAAATGCAAAGAGAAGTGCTTTGCGATTATTGCCGCCAGCCCGCAGATCTTGTGACAGGTCGTGAGATTTATCCATCCCGTCGCGATCTGGTATCGCTCAAATTTTGGGCGTGCACCCCATGTGGCGCTTACGTCGGTTGCCACCGCGATAGTAACAATTTGCCATTAGGTCGCTTAGCAAATGGGGAGCTTAGAACTTCAAAGCGGCTTACCCATGCTGTTTTTGATCCGCTATGGAAAAACGGAACCATGCGCCGAGCAGAGGCTTACGCTTGGCTTGCAAATGAATTGAGCATTAAAGCCCGCGAGTGTCACATCGGAATGTTTGACGTTGAAATGTGTAAACGTGCACGGGAAGTAATCAGAAATAAATCTAAGTAAATTAGCGAGGTATGACCAATGAGCACGACCGTTGAAAAAATACTGAATGAACTGCAGGAAACAGGGAAGGCAACAGCTCTGCTCGTTGCGGATTCTCTGGGGCTGGAACCAGGGATCGCAGTGGCGATGCTGAATAACCAGGTCAAAACTGGAAATGTGATATGTCTGAATGGGTTTTACTCAATCACCGAGAAAGGCCGTGATTATTCTCCTGAAACAGCTGCGCCAGCAAAAACCAAAAAATCGGCCAAACCTCGTCTGGTGAAAATGGCCAGTGCCAGTAAAGCTGAAGTGATACCGGCACCAGTCGCTGAGCAACCAGCTACAGAAACCACCGAGCTACCGAAGGTAATCTGGGGAGCTGATGATTTCCTAACGCTAAATATCCCGACGCCTGAATATCTGACCAAACAGATCCGCAAGCATGAAGCCAACGCCAAACGGCTGAAAAAACTCCGCACCACAATTCGTTCCCTACAGCGCCAAAATGCCCAGGCGGTGCGCCATGTCTGATACCAACAATCTGATTCAGGAAGTTCGTCCGCTGCAGGATGACGGTTGCGATTACACAGCAACATTCATCGACCGCTGGAATTGCGCCGCGCGGGCACGCAGCCGCGTACCTGCAACCCCTGCAGTTAAACCGGTACCGGTTACCGAAGCCGCTAAAGCAAGCGGTGTGGTTGTGAAAATCGGCAACCGAATTTCCTACGGGAAACGGGTCACGATGGGGATCTATCAGCTCCACCTCTCAGGGAAAACCGATCGGGAAATTGCTCGAGCACTCTGCATGTCTGAAGACTCCGTAAACCATCTGCTCAAGCGCGGCACTCCGGCCCGCAAGTCACTCTTCATGAAGTGCGCGGGAGCGCCTTTGCCGACCGAATCCGAAATCATGCGTCACTTGGCAGCGGAGAGCAAAGCATGAAAAAGCTAACCCTTGAGAAAGCACAGGAGCTGCTCGAATTTCTGAAAGGTAAAGCCGCCAACGGCGACATAACGATCTCGCAGGAAAACTACCTGCAGGCAATTGAACTGGCGGTAATGGTCCTTAATGCACAGGAAGATGCAGAAAAATATGGGACTGGTTTTGTTGCTTGCTTTTCCGGCGGCGAAGTCAAAAAGGGAGACCCTGAAAAGGTCCGGATCAGTTTTACCGATTCAGGCCTCGGCTACTTCTCTCAGGCACGTGGGGGGGAAAGTGCATCAGTAATTCCTGAAGGTTATGCACTTGTTCCGATTGAGCCGACAGAACATATGGTCGTGAATGGCTTTGAATCCGAGCCTGATAAGTTCTTCAGCCCAAGTGATGTATGGGAAGAGTACAAAGCCATGAGCGGATGCAGTCAGGCTGCTCATCGCGCGAAATTGTGCTGGGCCGCCATGGTTGCCGCCGCCCCGAAACCGGAGGCTCCATGAGCAAACACTGCGAAAACTGCGGTTGTGCTATTCGGTCCGGGTACTGCACCAACTGCCAGGAAGAAGCGTATATCGCTTTCGTTCAGGCACCTGAAATGGATTTCAGCCGTGAGTTTATGGATAAGGCTTGGGAGCAGGTTACCGGTCAGAAAAATTCAGAGCAGGGAGAACGCCGATGATCTGGCCTACTGAAGTGATGCATTGTGCATCGTCGGTTTTTCCTGTGCATTCAATGACAGGCGAACAGCAGCAAATTTTACTGGCAAAAATGAACCGCATGTTTTTAAACCGGTTCAAACCTGCTGATATTCAAAAAACTGCCCACCAATGGGCGCGACGCCAGGCGATCATCGATGCGCATCCTGATATTCAGGACGGGCTGGTAGTGGTTGGGTTTGCTGGCGGCGGTGGTAGTTGCGAGGGCATCAAGCAAGCTTTGGGTTATGCGCCCCATATAGCGATGAACCACAACAAAGCGGCCATGGCAATGCACAAGATGAACCATCCTGAGACGCTTCACTACCCTGAGGATATTTTCAGTGTGGATCCTGTCGTGTCTACCGGCGGCCTGCCCGTTCTCCTTGGATGGTTTTCTCCAGATTGTCGCCATTTTTCAAAAGCAAAAGGCAGCACACCAGTTAAAAAAGAGGTGCGCGGCCTTGCATGGGTTGTTATCCGCTGGGCACTTGCTACGCACCCCAAAGTCTTGATGTTGGAAAACGTCGAAGAATTCAAAACATGGGGCCCGCTTATTTATCGTGATGGAAAAGCCTTCCCTGACCCTGAACGCAAGGGGGAGACATTTCAGGCATTCATCAGCATGCTGGGCGCAGGTATTCGGGCCGATCACCCGGCTCTCGCTGAGTGTTGTGAATTTTTAAAAATCGATATTGACGGCCCCGAAGCTACGCAGCTGATTGGCGGGCTGGGGTACAACGTCGATTACCGTGAGCGCAAAGCCTATATGTCTGGGGCTCCAACTATCAGGAAACGCCTGTACGTCATTGCCCGCGCTGATGGTCACTCTGTGGTTTGGCCTGAGGCAGAATATGGAGACCCGAAATCCGCCGGGTTCGCGGCAGGAAATCTTAAACCCTGGCGCACAGCTGCTGAATGCATCGACTGGTCAATCCCGTGCCCGAGCATTTTCGAGCGAAAAAAACCGCTGGCAGAAAATACGCTGAAACGTATTGCCCGCGGCATTCAGCGTTTCGTGATCGACAACCCGACACCGTTTATCGTGAAGTGCAATCACACCAGCACCAAATCGGTTTACAACTGCTTTCGCGGCCAGCCGTTGGACGAACCTCTTCAGACGGTCACCCAAACCCATGGCTACGCCGTTGTCAGCCCGTCGCTGGTTCGAACAGGTTACGGAGAGCGAGTTGGTCAGGCCCCGCGCGCATTGGATATTCAAAAACCTTTGGGCACCGTAGTTGCTGGTGGTGGAAAGCATGCACTCGTTGCGCCGATCATTGCCCGAATCGGACAGACCGGTTTTGGCGGCGACCGCATGGCCTATGACGCGGGCAAGCCCCTGACCACTGTAACGAGTAAAGCTGAACACCTTCTGGTGGCTCCGGTCATTGCTCGCCAGTTCGGGAACAGCGTAGGTCATGCAGTTGGGGAACCTAACGGCACTATCACCTCAGGCGGCGGCGGAAAAAGCCAGTTAGTCACCACGTTTCTTGCGAAACATTTCGGAGGCAACTACACCGGTGCTGGCGCAGCGATAGATGCGCCAGCGCACACAGTTACCACCACCGACCACCACGCCCTGGTTACATCCAACCTGGTCAAGCTGCGCGGCACTTGCAAAGACGGCCAGCCCGTCACTGAGCCTGCACCGACAATCACCGCTGGCGGCCTGCACATCGGCGAGGTTCGCGCTTTCCTGCTGAAATATTACGGCAATGAGAAAGACGGCATCAGCCTTGATGAATCCCTGCACACGGTCACAACGAATGACCGGTTCGGCCTGGTCACGGTTGAAGGTGTCGATTATCAGATCGTTGATATAGGTATGCGCATGCTAACACCGCGGGAGCTTTATAACGCTCAAGGCTTCCCGCCGGATTACATCATCGACCGAGGTCCGGACGGTGAGGCTATATCTCAAAAGGATCAGGTGGCCCGGTGCGGAAATTCAGTCTGCCCGCCTGAGGCTATGGTACTGGTAAAAGCGAATGTATTACGAAATGGAGAGTTTCAATAATGGCTAAGCCAAAAACACATACCGGGATCGTCGTCCGTGCTGACGGCGAGAAACGCGTCAAATTGCATATGAGCGCAACTGCATGGGTCGCCACTCCGAAAGAATTTTACTACCGGGATACTGGACAGCGCTGCGGCGGGCATGGACGAGCGAGGTTGCTGCTGGACACCATCGAGCCAATCGAAAAGTTGGCCGCTGGAGTCATCGTGAAGGAAGGTGTGTGAGGGTTAAACCCGCGAAAGATCGCTAATAAGCGCAGCATCGCTCACATCGCAGAAACTGTGAGTAACAGACCATAAAAAGGCCATCAATCCAATAGCCTTTTCTTAATTTTTGCGCGTCAAAAACCAAATTAAACTTGAAAAAAGAGTCCTTAAAAATTACTGTGTTTATATACAGTATCGATTGCTGGCCCTGACACTCAGAAAGCCGATCCGTGTTGGTTACATCCTGCACAGATATGGTTACCTCGGGACCTGGAATGTCTTAAAAAAGAGGTAGCGATGATAAATCACTTGATAATCAATGGAGTTAAATTCACTCTCCCCGAAAGTGGACGAGTGCTCCTTCAGATGACCGGTGGTGATATTGCCGACGCAGAAATACTCAGAGATGATCAGCACGTTCAATCCCTACAGGCATTTTTAGAGATTGCCGAGTTTGCAGGATACCAGGTAATTCCTCCTGAAAATGATTAACCAAAATCAATCAGTCACGGTATAATCCTATAGTCGGCCTGAACAACTGACGCCCCGTTTTCTGCTGTGCCATTACTCGCGAAGAGGTGAGAAATGGCGCAATTAGCATTTATCAAAGCATCCAACGACACTCTGATACCCGCCAATCCGGATACCAGAGATTTCGTGCATTCAAAAATCAAACTCGGTGATGTGCTCACGTCTGAGTTTAAAAAATCACGCAACCCAAAATTTCACCGCCTTTACTTCTCCCTCCTCAATCTGGGTTTTGAATATTGGACACCGACCGGCGGCGCTATATCACCGGAAGAGAAATCCCTTATTCGCGGTTACGTTCTCCATCTGGCTGAATTCGCGGGGCATGGCGAAACGCTCAATTCTCTAGCTATCGGATACCTCAACAAAGTTCGCGCACAACGTGCCGATCGGGTGACGCTAATCAAATCCTTTGACGCCTTCCGTCGCTGGACCACCATTGAATCGGGGTATTACACCGAACTGGTGATGCCGAACGGCGTGACTGCGAAAGAACCTGTCTCGATTTCATTCGCAAAAATGGACGAGACGGAATTCGCAGAACTCTATAAAGCCACGCTGAATACCCTCTGGACGTGGATCCTCAATAAAACCTTCAGCACCCCCGAAGCCGCCGAGAATGCTGCAAGCCAGCTAATGAGCTATGCCGCATGAGCAAATTAACCAAAGCGGCGCGCGGGCGCGAATGCCAGATCCGAATTATTGGCGTATGCAACGGAAACCCCGAAACCACGGTGCTGGCGCATTACCGCCTGGCCGGAACGTGCGGTACCGGCTGCAAGCCACACGATGAACAGGCTGCGTGGGCGTGCAGTGCATGCCACGACATCTGCGACGGGCGAACAAAGTCAGATTTGGATTACGATACTTTGCGTCTCTGGCACGCCGAGGGCGTAATGCGCACACAGCAGATTTTGAGAGATGAGGGGATCATTAAATGAATACGCAGCTGCTGCAATATGCGCGAATCGAACTTACCACGGCATTAATGGATCTCTCAGGGGGAACGAAAGGGCAGCTCGAGGCGTTCAGTGAACATCCCCCGGCTGATAAAAATCACTACCCGCGCCAGCACATTCATAAAGTTCAGCTCGAGGGTTATAAGCAGGTTCGCTCTGAGCGTTCTCCGACATACGCGCTCGAGACTCGCAGCCGCCGCAGGCCAGCGCCGCCGATGAAGGAATTCGAGTTTGCATCCTGTGCCTGGCGCCGTGCTGTGAACGCGTTACCGGCGTACCAGAATTCATGGATCAGATATTGCTACGGATTTGACCTAAAATTTGAACATCAGAAAAACATCTGTGAGGCCGTTTGGCTGGCGTATCAGAATAACCTTCCCGCCGGGCTGCTTGCGAAAACCAAAAAGCGACTGATCTCCTTGGTTTGGCTGGCGGTTCAGGATGTGGCCGCGAAGAATAAAAACGAGTCTTACAAGGAGTACGCTGGCGCGGCGCTCGCAACCCTGATGGAGATCTCCCGCTCAACCTGGTGCGAGGTCTACAGTCCGCACTGGAAGGGGCTTAAATTGGCTGTTTCAGAGCTGGATAGCGATTCACTAATTCAGGTGTTGAACTGTAAAGAAAGAAGCGTTTTCGAAGAAGTTATCGAGTAGTTCTTGCAAAACCGAACAAATTGAGCGATATTTAAGGCTAATTTGATATCTTGTCAAAATTGTATGAACCCGCCCAAGTGCGGGTTTTGTCGTTTTTCAGGGCTGCGCATTCGCGTGGCCTTTTTTATTTCCACGACTACGCACCCACCCGGCTAACCGGAGGGCGAGACCATGAAAATGAACCCAAACAACAGCGACGGATTCTGGACGCACTTTTGGGCTACTGTCACGGCTATTTTTAGTGCTGCTGGCCTAACCACTGAACAATGGATTTACGTAATTCTGGCGGTATTTGGTGCGTTGCTTTCACTGGCGTCATATCTAAACAACCGAAGCTCCCTCAAGGCCAAGAAGCTGGAAGACGAGAAGCGTACTGAAATTCTCCGCTCTTATCTTGCCGGACGAAAAGACAACTCTGAAGTTAGTTCTTCTGGGGTTGCCGAAGAAGTCAAAGTCGTAATGGACAACATAGGCAACTAAATGGCGAACCTGAAAACTAAGCTCAGCGCTGCCATGCTGGCGCTGATTGCCGCTGGTGCCTCAGCTCCTGTCATGATGGCTCAGTTTCAAAAAGAAAAAGAGGGAACCAGCCTGATTGCTTACCAGGATCAGGGTGGTAAATGGACAATCTGCGGCGGCGTCACAGCAGTAAACGGGAAACCTGTTTTTAGAGGTATGCGCCTCACCCAGACCCAATGTGATGCCATCGATAAAGCCGAGCAGGCAAAGGCGCTGGCATGGGTGGATAAAAATATTCGCGTACCTTTGACTGAACCGCAAAAAGTGGGAATTGCGTCATTTTGCCCGTGGAACATCGGTCCTTCGAAATGCTTTACCTCCACGTTTTACCGGAAACTAAATGCTGGTGACCGCACAGGCGCATGCGCTGAGATAAAGCGCTGGGTGCATGACGGCGGGAAGGATTGCAATGTCCGTGCGAATAACTGTTACGGCCAGGTCATCCGGCGCGATCAGGAAAGCGAACTGACGTGCTGGGGGATTGAACAATGATCAACTGGCTCCGGGTTGCCGTAACTGCATTCGCAGCCGGTTTTATTGCACTGATGATATTTCTGGCGTTTCATTTTTACGGGAAATCCGTAGAGGCAAAAGGGCAGGTAAGCCAGCTGCAATCTGATAACGCGCTCCAGTCAGAAACCATTTCAACCCAGGCATTTAATTTTCAGCGAGCAAATCAGATTGCTGGCGCTGCGCAGCTGTACGCGGTGCAAATCGTCGGAAAGAGCCAGGAGAGAGAAATTGAATACCGAACGATTATCAAAAGCGACCCGGCCAGCGGCAGGTGTGTTGATTCTTCTGTTGCTGACCGCCTGCTCGGGTACACGAACAGTTTACGTGCCAGCGCAATGCACTCCGATACCGGCCAGCCTGCTCCAGAAAGTAGCGCCACCACTTCCACCGGCTGCAGACTGACATACGGACAGGCTGTTTACTGGATTGACCCGTTACTTACAACGATTGACCAGTTAAATAACCAGCTCGATGGAATCAGGCAAACCGAACTGACCCGACAAGGTAAATAAACATGACCGGAAGCAGCAACGAAGAGCAGAAATTAGGCTGCGATTATGACGTGGGCAAAGCACATGAAGCCTTTGCGAAAGCCGCAGAACCGCTGATGAAATTCCTCGCTGAAAATTACAACCCACATGCAGTGGTGATAGTTAACGCTTCCGGCGCTGAATTACTCACCGGCGAACTGACGCATAACACTGAAAAATTCCTGGTCGATTAAAGCGCTGGCCTAATCCAAGGGATTATCACTACCGGGCGAAGGAGCCAGACAGAAATGATTAAGCGTTTTTTTGCATGGCTGAAAAGCATCTATCTCCACCCAGCCGAACCGGCTGAATCCCAACCGAAGGAAAATATCGTGAAATTAGCACTTGTTTCCATTGTCACCAGCCAGCTGGCCGACGGCGCGGCTGCAAATACAGTACAAGCAACATTGACCGATAATGCCGGAGCAGTTCAGCCAGGCGTCGCGGTTACCTTCGCAGCAGATAATGGCGCGACCGGCACCCCGTTAAACGAACTGACTGATGCAAACGGGCAGATCACGCTGAGCCTTGTTAGTACGACAGCTGGCGTGTCAACGGTAACAGCAACCGCTGCCGACGGCACTACGGCCAGTATTCAGATTTATTTCGTCGCGGTGCCGGTAGAAAAAACGACTGTGGATAG